GAACAGGAAACGTTGTAGCGTTCCCCATGGGAGCGTAGCAATATAAGTTTCCGACTACGTTGGTTAAACCAGCATAAGACGGAATCCTAAACTTCTGTGCGCGACAACACCCGAAGTACTTGTACTTCCTCCCAAAGAGGATCTGAACAAGTGGCTCCGAGATACGATCCGATGCTTCTTTCATATCAATAGTCGCATATTTGCGATTCTTGCTACTGCAGAGTGCAATCGAACCGTTAGACGTCTGATCATCGAATTGGATGCGGCCTCTCGGCCACGGACCAATCTGATGACGATAGAGAGATATACATCTCTCTAGCTCGCGGCGGACGCCTTGCTGAATCCATATGGCTTCAGCAGGGTGGACACAAATGAGCCTAGGACCTCGCGTGTCTTTAGGGACAGCGATTACTTTGGCTTCAATTATGTCCTTTGTCACACAGTTATCCAATTCGGCGCAATGATCTTGATTATAGTATAAGCAAGACCAGTCGCTCATTGGATATACATACTCGATAGTCGAGTACTGATCCTGCCACCTATCCTTGCGGGTAGTGACAGCACCAGGTCCATGAGAAGGCCTTATGGCCTTTTCCCGGAACATGTACAGGACTGACTGACAATGTTTACGAGCAATGTCAAGAAGGCGCGGACTTGATCTGGATAGATCAAAACCGAACCTCCCAACATCGTTATTAGTATCAAGGAAGCCTTTAAAGGCTTTCTCGGACGTCTGCTTGTCATGTGTAACTGAGGCTTTATAGCAGAACAGAAGAAGTTGCCGTGCATATCGTAGTAATAGTGGATCCTTGAAGGCTCCACCTACGAGTCTACGCAGCGCTATTGGGTATAAATCAAGATCAGGCTCAACGCCAGTCTCGATCGAAGCCAAGAGCATCTTCTCTAGCTTAGGCGCTTCATTTAAGCACCACTGTAGCCCCAAATAAGATCCTCGTATTTCAGAGAATCCAGATAAGAGAGCCACATCTGCTAGCAGGCTAACATATGTATGTTCTATAACGTGCATATTAGGAGTACCGTACAAGCCTATCCGTTTGTTCAGCCTTTTGGGCTATGTTGTGACAACGTACAGGGCAGACTTACGTCTGACCTGCTAACACGTTGGCGATGAGATCTGCGTTCGCCACGGCGGCCTTGAACGTAGCTACGACAACGTCGAGCTGCGCTTGGGTTACTGTGGACGGAACAGCAATGACGAGATAGGCAGAAGATACAATCTTCTGACTATTGGCGTCGAGATCTTCACGATCAATCCGAATGGTATATCGACGACCGGGGACTTTCGTCTTCGAGTCGATATAATCTTGGGATTTAACAATCAAATAGTCGGGCGTATTTACTGCCCGAGCTTTTGATACACGTTGGGACTCGTTTTCCTTGTCCCACGCTTTTGCGAACACAACACTATTAAACGTCAGATCGGCGTTCATTGTACGATATTTATTTTCTGATTGTTCGTCTAGAAGAAGATATTAAGAATCGGTTGTCTGTTTTGAAACCTCTAGTACATAGTACTCTAGGTTCTTTTCAAACTTCCGACGATTAAGTCTCTTCTTCTTTGACTTTGGTTGATTGCTGGAACTTAGAGGCAACTCCATGAAGGAGCCATCTTCTAAGGGTTCTAGTAGGGCGGTTTGAAGAGAGTGCATAAAGGTAACGACAGACTGATTTTTCATCAGCCAATCGCGTACCTCTTCCATTCTCTTCAACGACGACAGACTAGGCGACGAGATGATCTCAAAAAGATCATCTAGGAACTTTATCTGTCTTTCCGCCGAGGGTAACTGAGAGAAGGCGACCATGAAGGCCACCGACTCTAAGAAACTTCTACTAGACTTCGATTGTGTGTTCATAAGGAGCATTTACTTCTTTTAACTAACATCTATCCAGACTTATCGTTTCGCTCACAACTTTGAAAGTTGTTGCGAGATCAGGGCGGCAGAGATGCCGGCCTGACTCTTTCCGAAACGAGGATTCAGTGTAACTATAGAGCTACCCTGAACGGGAGTCCTCTCGTAGAACTCTCTCTCAGATGTACGGACCTGCATTGTACTACAGACAGAACCGGTGCATGGATTTATTTGATCCACGAAACAGTCTGTCGCAATGCCGGCCTGGTAGCTACGCGTAAAGCTCACGATCTTGTACGGGGCAAAGCCCAGTCCAGAATCAAGAGCGTTAAGCGCACCACGAATATCAACAAACCAGTCAACCACAAAAGAAAATGGAATTTTCTCCCATAGCAAGCTGGCCGGTGACGTTGCGAACCGGCGAACTACAAAATCAAGCTTCTGAAAGAAGCCAGTCATGTAGTGCGTTGTCGGTTCCACCGTTAGAACATATCGAATCATGGGGGTTCTTGTAACCCTACCCTGATTTGACACAACATAAGCCGGGTAACCATTATTGTTCCCAACATTGATGTTGGCTGGGGTATGTGTCCAAGTAACGACTCTCGAAACCGAGAATCGTGACTTCTCACTATCCCTATGCCTCTTCAGATCGGAACCCATCTTAGGCATGTATCTGTTAATAGCCATCACGTCTGAAAGAATTGGTGAAACACCAAACTTCCAAGCAAGAAAGCTACCAGATGCAGTTTTGATCAACTTACGCAACGATTTCCAGTTCTTAGCCATATTAGGCAGAGAACCAGCTAACGATGTGAGAGAAGGCCAAACCTGATTTGCCTCAACGAGATTCAAGAGCACATCGGCCTTAAGGCCCTTTGCGTTCTCAAGCACGTCATTTTTCATGGCGTTCTCGTCTATTGTTCCGATGTTGTTGGACCAACCGGATGTGTCCGTGAGTCCAGAGCTAGTAAACATATAGTCCGCATACCACAAAAGTGGGAAGTTGGAATATACATCTACGCTCGTGGGCCCTACACCTCCAGCTACGAATGAACCAAACGTGGGAACTGGTATTTTATACCAATTCTTAGTATGGTTACAAGCGTTTGCTTTTCCGCGGCCTAGACTATCTTCTATAGTCTCAGTACCTAGTTCCTTCACAACGGTATTATTACCGAAGGAAGTACCTATGTTCTGGACGGTACCACCGCAGTGCTGCTTGACGCAAACGCCAGTGCTAGCACCCGTGATAACGGTGTCATTGATCCATGTTCTATTACGAGTTCTCATCTGAGATAAAAGATCC